GTATCTCGAAGAAGTCCCTCATGACCGAGGCTCTGATGGCTGGGAACGTCTTGCGGGCTATGGTGATGACCGCCCCCGAGTTCTCGTTGCGATGGCACAGCTCGATGAGAGCCGTGAGGATAGAATATGTCTTGCCCGAGCGTGTGCCTCCTTGGTGAACTTGGATCTTGGCTGGGCAGGTGGTGACGTGGTAGTATGTGGCTGGCTGTCTCAACTCACCGTTGTGGTGTCCGTGAACCACGAGAGGGGCTTCTTCTCTGCCACCTCAATCTCTTGGCGTTCGATATATCCCCTGCCCTTGCCTTTGGTCTTCAGGAAGAATATGGTGGCGGCTGGGTTGCCTTCCTTGATGAGCTTGTGAAGGTGGCTCTCTGCGAAGTCGAGCACCCGCCCGTCGATAGCTTGGACGGCCTGCTTGTAGTCGGGGTCATCCTTCATCCATTGGTAGTGGGTAGTCCTCCCGATGCCTACCGCATTGCAAGCTGTCGTCACGATGCCCAGCGAACGCTCCAAGGCTTCGAGCATCTGGTCTTTTTTGGTGTTCGTCTTGTTCTGTTTTAGTGCTTCCATTACTTCTGCCCTTTGAAGCTCTTCAGCGGGTAAAATACGAGGCTATTACGGTACCCTCCCTCGGATGTGGGCACGATAGGGGTCACACCGTGGACGTTTCGCCAAGCTGGATAACACAAAAGAGAGTTATCACAACTGTCGACCGTCGCACCATAGTCTGGCACCGTCGTGTTGCCGCCTGTTGCGTTTTTCTTCTTCGCAAAGATGAGATTCACACACCCCACGATATTCGCTGTATCCCGGTGAAAAGGCGCGGCGATGTTGTAATTATTAATGCTTGATGTAAAGCACTTTCCAAATCGGTACTTTTCGGGTGTCCATTCCTTGATGAGCTTCACCTGTTTTTCATACTGCTCAGGCATAATGTCGTGCAGGATTTTCTCGCCTTCAGCGCATAAACCCATCATTGCCTTGATGAAGGTTTGAGCCGTCTGCACGTTGTGTACACTCGAAAGAGTCGCGTAAGGTCGTTTCATATGCGGCTTGGGAGGGCACGAACCAATGACGGTGCTCCATTGTTCGACTCCACTTGATCGTTTCATGCTCGACTTGGGAACTCTTTTCGAGCGAAATTCATAATTCGCGAGCTCAAGGAACTTTTTGGCTCTTCCTTCGACGCTTCTCAGATAGAAGCCAATCGGTTCGCCTTCAAACGTGAAAATAGAATCCTCGGTCACGTTCGGCTCTATGGTTCCGCAAGTATCGCCCACGCTGACGTTGTGGGCGAGCAGTTGTAGTTCAATCTTCTTCATAGGCTTCTTTCATTGCTTTGATGATGTGGCGACCCGCGTACACCTGCGCCTTGTTAATTTTTGACCACAAATTTTTGGCCTCTTCATAATCCTCGGACTCGAAAAACACCTGTATAGCTTTGCGCACGTTGTCGGTCATGTCAAGGGCTCTACTTTCGTCTATCTCGTCCAAGATGCTCATGTCAATTTGATCTTCGGGCTGCCACACCTTCAAGCCCCAGTCGTCGAGCTCTTCGGCGTCCCATTCGTTGGCGAGCATATCCCAGTCCCACTCCCCGAAGGCGAGGTTGTCCTTGATGATGAACTCCTTGTGCTTCGCTTCCTCCCACGAGGCGATGTAGACCGGGACTTCCTTGAGTCCTGCCTCCTGTGCTGCCTTCAATCTCATGTTACCACCCAAGACCACGAAGTCGGGGTCTACTACGATGGGACGTGCCTCGAGCATCTCGGGGAATTCCCGCAGGCTCTTCACCAGCTTCTCGAGTTGGTCTTTCCGAATCGAGCGTGGGTTATTCGGGTTCGTCTTCAGCTTGCTGGTCGCGATAAGCATCTGCTGCGTTGAGGATGTTGCGGAGGGTTTCTCTGACATGGTAGTCGTTGATTGCGATGTTCAAAAGTAGCTCCCACGATTCCGCCGAAGGATAGAAGGCTCCGAGTTCGGCTTGCGTCTCTCCGGTCTTCTTCATGGTGAAGAGTATCCAGTCGTCGCTCTCGTTGAGCATCCGTTTGGCTTTGCGTGAGGTCATGCGTTGAGGAATCGGTGGTACTTGTGGCGGAAGTTTCGGTCTACCTCGTAGAGCTCATTTCCCCTACGCACCGAATATACGGACGTTGAGTGGTCCCCGCGTCCCAAAATTTTCGAGATAGCCTTGTATCCGAAGCCGCAGTCACGGAGGTACTTGGAGCATATATGTCGTGCGTCGCATATCTCACCCCTTCGGCCCTTGATGATTACGTCTTCCCACTTCACCCCGAGGATGACGACCCCTCGCTTGCACCGTTCGAGGGCCACCCGCTTGTCGAGCTCTGGGACGTAGAGCTGGCCAACGGCTAAATAAAGGTGCGTCAGTAGGACTTTCTGCTCCATTGAACGGCACATATTGCGAGGCGTTGCTCCTCTTTTGGGAATTCTGTTTTCATGGTGTCATTGCTCATGCAGCGAGCGACGAAGTCGTCCATCTCTTCGGACGCTTTAGGAATTGGAATCGGCATTGTTTACTAAGGTTTCGAGTTCTTTCATGAGTTTGGAGTTGCACGGAGGACACGATCCGGCGGCTTTACCTGCCCCGAGGTACTTGTTGGCGAGCATGGTAAGCTCTCCCGTGGTGCGTAGCTTGTTGTCGCGGTTCAGGAATTCGCGTATCTGTTCTATATCCTCCGACTTGACGATGGCTTCCCACTTACCCAGCGGACACGAAGCCGTCTTCAGGCGTGTCTTAGTGGGCATATGGCATCCACAGAGAGGGGAGTCGGTGAATGCTTCCTTCACCAAGGGTCCACACGAGGAGGTCTTTTCTACGAAGTGCTCGCAGGAGCGGCATATCTCGAGGCGTTTACTTCTGATTTGTGCGCTTACTAATAACATGGCGGAGCTTGTTCTTGGATTGACTGATGGACTCGTAGAGTACCGAGACGTTGATACCTGACTCCCGAGCTACCTGTGCCATACTCCACCCGTCAAGGTATAGAGAAAGCACCGTTCTATCAAACCACGAGAGATGGTTGGCCATAATCATCGCCTCTTCTCTTTTGATGGCTTCCGAGATGTCGTAGTCGGAGACGAGGGTATCGGTGGGTGTCTCATGGATTTCATAGAGTTTCCTGAAGAGGTTCTGTGCTTGGTTCCACATCGAGGTATGGAAGTATCCCGGGAGGTTGTCGATGATGTTCTGGTTGCTTTCGAGGGCGTTGATGCATTGTAGGTATGTGTGGTGCACGAGGTCGCGAGGGGAGTCGTGGAACCTGCGGGCCGTATGGACCAGCTCTTCGTAGTGCTTTACGAACCACGCATCAAAGTCCCTTCGTGCTTCGGAGCTCATCGACCTTTCTCTTGTAGTGGTGGTACATCTGCTCGAGCTCGTCGCGACTCCAGCGGGCTGTCATCTTGGAAGCTATGAGCAGGGCCTCGGCGGTGCCCTCCCCGTATTCTTCCTCGAGACGAATGGAGAATTTGTACTGTTCCCCCGAGCGGAACCCGTTGCACCTCTTGCACTGGAATTGTACGTTCTTCTCGTCCCAGCGTGTCTTCATGCAGGCGCGGCTCATGAAGTGGCCTGCGTCGACTTCGGTGTAGTGGCGGACGGATCCACAGGTGAAGCACTCCCCCATGCCCCGGTGGTCACTCGCCCTCAGGCGGATGTACTGGCTGAACACCGTGTCCAGCTTCTTCACCATCGCTGACCGTGTTGGGGTACGGGATGTGTTCCCACCGTCCCCGCTCGTCGACTTTGACGGGTTTGATTTCTTGGGCCTTCTTGAGTTCCTCCTTGGCGGCTTCACGGCGTTTCTTTTGATTCTCGTATAGTTGGATGAGCTGGTCGTCGGAGAGGCGTTCTGGGGCGTGCTTCTTGAGCTCGTTCCAGTTCTGCTCCCTGATGGCTGCCCGCTCCCCTTCGTACTGCCGAAATATATCTACAAGTTCCGGAAGTTTCAAACGCTCGTATCCGGGGCGGTATTCTCCCGTCTTGAGGCGGTGCATGATGATTCTCCACTCCTCGAGCTTCATCGCTGGGAACTCGTTCATGAGGTGGTGTACGGCATCAAGTACGTCGCGGTCCGCTGTGATGCTTCGGGAGTAGTCGAGGTATGTGAGGGTTTCCTTCAGAAGTAGCAGCAGCGTCCCTTCGGTATGTGCGGGGCTCACCCGATAGGCCGCGAGGACGTTGGTGCCTTCACGCCAAGCTCTCTCCGGACTGAGCGGCGAGCTTGCGGAGATGTTCTGCAATGAGCGAGCCGTCTGAAGGGCCAGGTCTGTTTTGTTTTGCATTGGGTTTGAATTGTGCGGTTCTACGTATCCAGCCGCGAGCGGCGGCCTTCCAATCTTTGATGGGTTTGTTTCGTCCTTGGGTCCATCCGTTGGCTTCGTAGTAGTCGAAGAATGCCATCGCATCATCCTCCCCTGCACCCACCTCCCGGAAGGCTTCCAAAACTACTTCCAAATCCTTCGGGCGTGTCCCTATCTCTTTAGATGTGTTTTTAGTTGTTCTTTCTCTTGTATTAGTAGAGGTATCATTTGGGGATGCTGCCTCCCCATTTTGGGTACTCTGCCTCCCCATTTTGGGGATGCTGCCTGCACGAGTTACGATGCTTCTGGTTCTTCCGTTGAACGTCACCTCCACATACTCAAGCTCTTGCAGCTTCTTGATGCTTCGGCCTATGGTGTTGCGTGAGATGCCGTACTCCTGCTGGATGGTGTCGTTGCACTTCATGAAGCTCCTCCCATTGCCTGTAAATGAATCTATCTCTGCAAGCAACGCACGCTCTACCAAGGTCAGCCTGCTATCGAGCCAGATATGAGCCTCAATCCACACCCCCTTGAATTGTCTTTCCATGCTTTCTGTTTAGGTCAAATATCCAAATTCTTTTTGGCTTTCCTTCTTCGATGTATGCCTCGCCTGTCTGGATGGCTTCTCGCAGTCGGTAGCTATATTCTCTATCGATGCTCAAACTCCTTGGATGGTATCGTTCACCGTTCCACCAGACATTCATCGACGGTGAGGTCTGTCCTACGCATTGAAAATTGGACGCCTTGTAGATGGTTCCAATGTGCCCCTCTGTCAAGTCCGAATAGGAAAGAACGTACCTCGCGTCTGTATTCTTGCGAATCCACTTCACCAGTTGTCCGATGAAATAACTCTCAGAGTTTCTCGGGCTCGAATCAAGGCAAGCCATTCGTCGAATATCAATGGCCCCGGGATATTTTGAGGAGTGCCGTGGGGGACCAAGTACGGCCCCCCCGACAACTTTGTGGGCATAGATGAGAGCAAAACATTGTGTGATGCCTCCACCAATCCTGCTTCCCTTGTAGTGAAACTTTTTGAATATCTGTGAAACGTCTGAGTATTCACAAGCTACCACGCTGGCGTGTTCCTTTCGGAACTTATCCAGAGCGTCACGATATTCTTGTTCAAACAAGCTCACACCTCCCCCTCTCTTATCGGTAGCAGCTCTTTCAACTCGTGCTCCCTCCACTCCACCTCCCCATTGAGTTGTAGGAAGGTGGTATTCTTGGAAGCTACGATTTCGGGTGCGTGCTTCAGGATGCCGCGAGGGTTCTTCCGAATCCAGTTCCCCACCGTCTGCTCGGTGACCCCGAGCTCCTCGGCACACTTCTTATTCGTTCCCCAGTGTTTCTTGATGAATTCTCTCATGACTTCTTGAATTTAAACATACCCCACAGGATTGAAACCTCGCGGTATTGAACCTGCTCAACCTTGCGTGGTTTCTTCGTGCGTGGTTCTGTAAAGTTGATGGAGGTCTGTCCGACTACGTGTTTTTTGCGACCCCTCCTGTGTCTTAAGTTTAGGTATCGTCGTCTCATCCTGATAGATTCTGGTGTCCTTCCGAGTTCTTCTGCTATCTGCTCGTCGGGCACCCCATCTTCAAATCTGACCTTGACGGTTTTCATTTCTGCTGCCGTCCATCTTTGGAAATCTCTGTTCATCGTGACTTGTATTTGCGTTGTGAATTGTACTCGTCTTCTATCTCGAGCTCTTGCTGGTAGGGGCTTATGAATGCCCTCCAGTGGTCAGGTTGTGTCCTGTGGTATGGTATGGTTCTCCACTCGCTTCCGTCCCATCGGTGTACCTCGTAGTCGAAGCGAGGCAGGTCTATCCCGAGGACGCGGTGGGTCCATGCTACGAGGTAGCGTCCGGGTTCGTCAGGGGTCCCCGTGGACCACATCTCTCGCGCTCTCATGGCTGGACCTCTTGCTTGATGATGTCACGGCAACGAAGGGCAAGGCGTGCAGCCGAGAGAACCACTTCGTCGTATCGGTTCTGGGTGGGGTCACCTGCCACCTGCATCGCTACCCCCACAGCCCACGAAGCGATGATACCTTTCGTAGCGTCTGGATCCTGCTGGCGAGAACCACCCGGGGTGAAGCCAGGCTTGTCGAGCTTCAGGCGTGGTCCCCACTTCGTCTGGAGGTGTTCCTTGATGACTACCTCGTCGCCTACCTTCCACTTGTCAGCGGAGAGAGCGTTGACTTCTCCTATCATCCCGTTCTCGAGGATGCAGTCGAACTTGTAGAATGTCTTCCCCTGTGCTTCAAAGGTTCCCTGCGGGGTCAGGTTTTGAATTTTGGTTTGTTCCATTGTGTTTTGGATTGGAATTTCTTTCAGTTTGTGGACGTTGTAGGAGCGGCCTGCCAGCTCCATAGCTATCGACATAGCCGTATCGTAGTCGGGAGCGTTGAATTCTTCCTTCTCCCAGTCGTCCTTGTCACGACCGAAGATGAGCAAAGCCTCCCAGCGTTTCATGTGTTCTTCTGGATGTCTCGTTTGAAGTCAGCCCAGAGGCGGTC